CCGGGGTTTGACTTCTCGAATGTCTCGCAGAAGTGGGGGCCTCCGTTGCGCTGTAAGTCCCGTACCTTGTGTTCCACTTCCTCGGGGTCGTAGCCGGGGTGGTTGACTGACATCTTATGTGCCGCGTTGATGCCTTCCTTACAGAACGCAGCGATAGACAGAGCCGAGCGCCACAGGTTGTAGTCAATCGTTTCCTGATTCTGAAAGCAATGCACAAGCTGCTGGCACCCATCCCCGTTAGCCGAGCGCAGCATGATCTTCTTAAAACTGGATACTCTGTTAGCCATAAGGGCTAGAGTTAGGGCGGAGCGCTGCTTGCTACGGGGTGGGGTGAACTTCTTCTCCTGCACACCCATGGTTGAGCGTAGCTCTTGCGGGTCGCAGAGGGGGGCAGAACTAAGGACTTTCACCTCAGTGGGTGGGTTGTCCTTAAAGTTAAGGGTGCCGGGGATGCGCAGTACCCGCGCTGCTTCGAAGCACTTAGGGTCTGCCTTCAGGTCATGAATGCGGCATAGCTCAGCTAACCGGTCGTTTAATGGTAGCCAGCTTTGTTTGTCGATGGGTTCGGTGAACGCCCAGTAAGCATGGATGCCTCTGCCTGAGTTAACTAGTATCGGCTTCGGTAGTCCTATCGTACGGCAGAACTTCTGTAACGCTTGCAGCCCTTCAGCTTGGTCAGCATAACCCTCACCCTTTTCAGCTTTGTCTTCTCCGCAGTCTAGGTCAATCCATAGTGCTTTGAAGTACGCAGCGTTACTACTAAGGCGGTTGTCTCCTGTTTCAAACTTGGCGCATCCGAAATATAAGTTGTACTTCTCACTTATCCACTCGGCTACAAGGCTGTCTACTTCTGTTCTTGTTTGTACTAACTGCTGCTTAACACGCTTACCTTTGATCCCCACGACTGCGTACCACCCTTCGGGGGATAGCACGGTATCGAGTAAGTCAAAGTTTGTCATAGTTTTAGGGTCAAAAAAGGGGGGAATACTCCCCCCAAGGTCTTGCAGTTAGGCCGGTTACTTGTAACGGTTCAATAGTTTTGTGATGTAGTCGTGGTGCTTAACATGTGGATTACGCTTACCAACGAACCAGTTGTAGACTGTTTGGCGACTGACGTTAAGAAGGGATGCCAGCTCTTGCACCGACACCCCGTTCTTAATACAGACACGCCCCAACGCCACACCTATAGACCGCACACTTGCTTGCTTGTTAGCTGCAACAATGTTTTGGCTATAGCCGAAGCTCATGGTTAGTCCTCGTCATCATCACCGCTCCATGCACTCAGCACATCGGCTAAGTCTTTCTTAGGAGCTTCAGTAGGTTCGGCTGCGGCTTTCTTGCTTGCGCGTTTGGCTGGCTCTGCAACAGGTTTACCAACCTCTTTCTCCACAGGCTTGGCGGCGGGCTTGGCAGTTTCGAATTGCTCGTCATCCGTCTCCCCCTTGTCGATGGCGGCGACATTCAGCACGACTGCCTTCTGCGCCTCAGGGGATGATACTGCCTCTGCCACTACGTCCGCTAGTGCAGGATGGCTTGCCACAAAATCAACAGCCTTAAACAGCACCGACTGGTTGTCATTGTCTTCGTTGAAGCTTAGCTCGGTGATAACACCGTCGATGTCCTCGCCGTTAGCAATAACGTAATCGATGTAAGCGTTGAAGGGATGCAGGTGATTGCTACCCTTGCCGAAGATTGACTTAGATGCAAGCTCCATCTGATACACCTGACCGCTAGCGTTGCCTTCCATATCATCTGGCAGTACCACGGCGATACGGCGCTTGAAGCGGCAAGCACGGGTATCACCCTGACCGGAACCCTTGACGTTCTGCGGGCAAGTCTCGCAATTCTTACCCTGCGGTGCTTTGATGCTTGCATCAGGCTTCTGCCCATCGTTAGTCCAGCAGTCTGGTGACGTAGGCTCAGCATTCACATCGTACGACTTTATGTAGAACGTACGTTGTACGCTAGGTGCAACACCCACAATGACGACGCGCAACGGTGACTTCAGCTTGCCTACATCGTCACCACCAACGATACGTTTGAACATACCGTTACGTGGCGAGATGCGCGGTATGCGCGTAGTGTTTTTCATCAGCGCCTGAGTAAGGGCGCTAGGTGCTTTCTTAACGACAGCTAGGTCGCGGTTCTTAAAGATTGAGACTTCATTGCTCATTCACTTCTCCTTACAGTAATTTTGTACTTGCTATCTACCAACATCCCCGGTGGAAACTTATCCGGATACTCATCTAAAAACTGCTTCATGTTGCCCTGATGGATACGCTTTTCAAACAGACCTAGCGCATCATTGTCTTTCACAAACGTGTACATTGCATCCCAGTTGTTAGTCCAGTAGCGTGTCTCGACACCACGCATAACTAGACCTGCTGGAGTTTTAATACTGTTTGCGTCTACTTGCTTACAGACTTCTAGAAGCTTCTGTTCTACTACATCCATCTGCGCTTCTAGTTCTTTGTCTTTCTCTTTGTACTCTTTGCTTAACTTCGCACGAGCATCTCTTATTTTTATGTAGACTTTTGTGAGGTGATGCACTGACACGCTGCTTGCAGCGTCTTCGGTTTCTTGCATAGTTAGCTCCTTCTGTTATGTGTGGGGTCACTAGGGTAGCGAGATACGTGAAACGGAAAGGATTCCCTAGCCCCCACTGCGGTAGTTATTAGCGCCACCCACCGCTTGGCTACCTTCAAACTTGTTAAGAGGGTACTCGCTGCACCTTAGCCCCGAACGGTTTCCCTTCGGTCATTACCTACATGCGCATTCGGCATCCGCTTTCCCCTGAGACTTATATTACACCATGAATTGACAATGTCAACTACTTTTCTTCAATTTCTTGTTTGTATAGCTCAATTATTTTATTGTGATTGGTTATGTTGTTCCGCAACATAGAATACATCTTACGTTCTACGCCGCTACCCTTGATATGCACAATAGTCATAGCGTTCTTCTGCCCCGGTCTGTTGATTCGTGCGTTAGCCTGTAGATACGTTTCCACGCTGGTGACGGGGGCGTACCAAATGATTGTATCTGCTGCCGTAAGCGTAAGCCCGTGCGAAGCTGCCTGTGGTTGAATCAGCAGCACACGTGGGTTCTTCTCGTTCTGAAAATTATGGATGATCTGGTTGCGTTGGTTGAGTGTTACTTGTCCGCTAATTATCTCGCATGCGATGTCTGCCTTAGCTAGGTGCTCCTTCAGTAGCTGTATGGTATGCGTGAAGGGGACGAACACCAGCACCTTGTGGCTTGCTTCTTCTATCACCTCCTGCACCACGTTCAGCCTATTGCTTACATCAAACTCGACAACCTCTCGCGTGTCGGAATACACCGCGCCGCCTGAGATTTGCAGCAGCTTGTTCAGCTTGACCGCAGCGTTAACTGACGTTACCTCTTCGCCACCTGCCTCCATCACCATATACTGCTTAAGCATCTCGTAATACTTAATCTGCTGAGGGGTGAGCGGTGCTTCTCGTTCTAGGTAGGTGACCTCGGGTAGGTCAAGACACTGCGCCTTCTCGAAGCGTATTGCTGGCTGTAGTGCGTTATGTACAACGGTCTCAGCTTGGGGGCGTGGCACCCACCTGAACTGTCCTACCTTCTCCATTACTCGTTCGCGGAACTGACCGTAGAACTTAGGTATGCCATCAGGGTTGATGAGCTTAGCCAAACCGAACGCGTCTACTGGTGATTGTGCTGCTGGCGTACCTGTAAGCATCCACAGCCATGTATCTGGCCTGACCACCATACGCAGTGTCTTCCACCGTGACGTTTGAATGTTCTTGTACGCGCTTGCTTCGTCAACTACGATCAGGTCGAACTCACCAGCCAGTACTTCTTCGCGCACGATCTCTAATCCGTCGAAGTTAATGATGACGAACTCTGCGTCTCCGTTGATTATTTCCTTGCGCTGATCTCGTTTGCCGTACGCAATATCGCAACTGCGGTGCACAGCAAACCTGAACAAGTCTTGCTGCCATGCCGATTTCATGATTGATAGAGGGCAGATGATTAGCACACGCCGCACCAAGCCTAAGTTCATCAGGTAGTCTGCTGCCCATATCACAGCAGCAGTCTTACCCGTGCCTTGCTCGTTGAAACAGAATGCTTTCTTGCGTAGGGTTAGAAACGCAGCGGTTTCTTTCTGGTGCGCGAACGGGCGGTGCAGCCCCGGCCATGCGTAGTCTCTCGTTATCGGAGACGGTACGTTCTTGATCTTCAATTTGGTTAGCTCCTGCGCTTCATTTAAACCCCAGAAGACTGCAACATCTTGCAGCCCATCAGGGCGCTCAACTACTACTTTGCTTTTTTTAATCTTCTCCGTGACCAAGTGCGGTCTACGGGTGCGTACTACAAGTATCTTATCGTTTACGATTTGCATGTTACTTCTTACGCTCACGCTTGCTAGTTTCTGTGACCAACTTATGTTGCGAGTTACGCTTGAATGATCGATTGGTTGCTGGTGCTTCTATACGTACACCGTCTTTGTTAGTGCCACCTTTCGATAGCGCTTTCACATGCGCAATGTCTTTACCTTCTCGCGCATCCGCAGTGCCATT